ATTTGGCCGATGCTTTGTGCCTGACGATGGCATCTGACGCTGCGACGGCTCTATCTGGGTCAATGTCTACGTGGAAGCAGTCGATTAAGCGTAATTTGCGGGGAATTGCATGAAACAAGTGCCGTTTAACAAGCTGACACCGCATTTGAAGAATATTGTGATGAATAAGTGGATCAAGCAATATGTCGCGCGAGGTTTGAGCCTAGAAGACGCTCAGTACGCTGCACGCTGGCGGTCTGGCACTTGGAAGCTAAACGACCGTATGAAAAAGGTAATGGCAGCTTTGGACGAAGTGTGATACGTTTCCCTTAAATTTATTGAGAAAAGGCGGAGAACCGCAATGAAGCAGGTCGAAAAGTACAAAGGTCTTCTTGACATGATTAACGGCGGCGGAGCTAACGCCGAAGGTGATAAGTTCCAAGGTGGCGGTTTGTTGTCTATTTTGGCTAACGCTCTTGCTACACCATACGGCTCTGAGGATCGTGCTAAAGAAGAGCTTGCTGCTGGATTGCTTGGCAAGACGCGGCCAGTTATGCGCCCTAACCGCCCAGCGCCATCTGCTGCGCCTGTTTACTCTGGTCGAGGTAATGTTGGTATGCCTATGAGGGATGGTGTATATTCTGGCCGAGGCAGTGCTGGTATGCCTATGCCTGAAAGCAAAATGCCATTAACCAAAGCGTCTGACATACCCGGCGGGTTTAATCCTGCGAATGTTGCTCCTGTTCAGCCATCGTTCACGGGCATGACGCCTGCCCCATCTGTAGCGCCAGACTTCACTATGCCTAATGGTTCACCGATTAATCCGCCTGCCCCTCAGCTTAGCCGAGAGCAAATTGCGCAAAAATTTGGCAATGACATGGTTAATTCTTATGGCCGAGAAAAAGCGAACTCAATTATGTCGTCTCCAAGCGCGCAGGGCATTTATCTTCATTACATCAATAATGGCTACCAGCTTCCAGCGTTATAAGGATCGACATTATGAAAGCACCAGTATTCAAACCGATCAAAGGTTGCCCGACCCCCGCTGCGTGCAAGCGTGAGGGTCAATGCCTTGGAAAGAAGCATAAGTAATGGCCATAACAACATACGCAGAGCTGAAAACGTCAATCACTGACTTTCTCAACCGCGACGACCTAGACACAATTGCGCCGACGTTTATTTCGTTGGCTGAGGCTGATTTGCAGCGCCGTGTACGTCACTGGCGCGGTGAAAAGCGCAGTTCTGCTGAAATAGACACGCAGTACAGTGCAATTCCTGCTGATTTCTTGGAAGCTATTCGTTTTTACATCACTGGCGGTGATACGCGCCCACTTGAGTTGATTTCGCAGGCTGAATTGCTTGACCGCAAGTTTAAAAACCTAAACACCAGCGGACAACCTGCGTATTATGCGATCACGGCGGGTGAAATTGAAGTTTACCCAGTTCCTGACGCAACTTATACGTCTGAGCTGTATTATAACTCCCGCATACCTGCTTTGAGCGACAGTACGGCGACAAATTGGCTTTTGGAGTATTATCCAGACGCATATTTGTATGGCTCGCTGGTTCACTCGGCACCGTACCTGAAAGAAGACGCCCGCCTGCAAACTTGGGCAGCGTTGTATCAAAACGCGGTTGACGCAATCAATTCTGAAAGCGAAAGCAGCAAATTTGGCGGTTCAGGCCGCAGACTCAAAATTAGGAGCTACTGAGCATGAGTTTTTCAAATGCAACAGAAACGCTGGTGCTTAACTGGCTTTTGACTACTGGCAGCGCAACGCGGCCTACATCTTGGCACCTCGCGTTGTTTACGAGCAACCCGGCAGAGGATGCGAGCGGCACAGAAGTTAGCACGTCTGGCACAGCATATGCGCGTCAATCGGCTGCGTTTACTGTTTCCGGCAACACAGCGTCCAACACGTCTGCGATTGAGTTCCCGACGGCCACCGCGTCATACGGCACAGTCAGCCACGTTGGCGTTTATGATGCGTCTACTGGCGGCAACTTGCTTGCATACGCAGCATTAACCACAAGCAAAGCAATCGACACTGGCGATGTGCTTCGCGTACCTGCGGGCGACCTCGACATTACGCTCGATTAATAAATGGCAGATGTAGTCTACAGGACTGGATTTGGTACTAGCGCCTTCGGTGTCCGAGCTTTCGGTGTCGATGGCGCTACAAAAGCCGTGGCCAGCACTGTTGTTACAGTTAGCGCTACGTCGTCTGCATCTACGCGCGTCAGGCTATCTGCGTCGATTGTTGCGGCGTCTGCATCCAGCACGTCTGCATCTAACCGCGTTCGTGAGATTGCAGGCGCTGCGTCGGTTGCAGCAAGCACTGTAAGCGCCGCCCAGCGCGTTAGACTTGCAGATGGCGCTGTGAGTGCGTCAGCGTCCACGCAGAGCGCATGTGAGCGCGTACAGCAGCCCTCTGCGTCTACTGACGTGTCAGCATCCGCTACGGGCAGTGTTGAGCGTGTAAGGCTTTCAGATAGCGTTATTAGCCCTGTCGCCAGCGTTTCGGTAAACACGGTATTTCTTTACACATTCAGCGCAACGTCATCAGCATCTGCTGTATTTGTGCCTACTGTTGAGCGCGTGCAGTTTACTGAATCAAATATTGCGCTTACGTCTGCGTTTTCAGCTAACGCGATTGAGAAGTGGGAGCCTGAGGTTGCCACTGCTGAAATATGGACAACACTTGCGGGAACGCCAGAAATATGGCAGGATGCAACCAACGCATCCGGTGGCTGGACGGCGTCTTCCCTTACATCACAGGATTGGACAGCAGCCCCGGCAAGTGCTGGCGATTGGAATGCTGCGGCATAGGAGAATATCATGGCGGATACAGTAAAGAGAAAACCGGTGGGGGTAAGTTGGTAATGTTTTTATCGCATACCATGGTTGGGGTGAAACCCATATTGAAGGTTTGCGGACTTTCGAGCGGCCATGGCATTACCGAAACATTTAAATCTGCCAAGAAATATCAATTTTCTTTCAACGCGAATGTCAGCCTCCCAGCGCGCCCTAAAGGGGTTGTACCTTACGCCCACAATTCCCGATTTATTCCTTTTGGAAATTGCGACGTTGTGCGAGTTTTCAAGTTTAGAAACATCGCGAAGGTTTTCAATTCTGTTGTCGGTTCTATCGCCGTTAATATGGTCAATTTGTCCGCTTGGTTCTTCCCCGTGGACCCATGCCCACGCCATTCTGTGAGCAGTAACTCGATTGTTTCGATAGGAACCAGCTTTGTATCCGTTGCCGTTTATTGCGGTAAACGCGGGCGCGCCAGCGTAACGGGCGTTAAACATCCGACATTTTTGCTCTGGCGTTCTTACGCCTTGCGTAAAATGCTTGGGGGACATGTGCTTCCAAGTGAAACTGCCCGTACACGCGTCGTAGTCAAGAAAACTGCGAATTTTTTCAATATCCATTGTAAACCCCTATGGTTGATACATGGATGTAACACATTAAAAGGAGGTGTGCAACATGTGCGCTGATACAGTAACAACAACATACGGCCTAGTTAAACCAGAAGTCGGCGCGTCAGAAGACACGTGGGGCGAGAAAATCAACACGAACCTTGATAATGTTGATAATCTGCTTGACGGTACGACGCCTGTAACTGGCATTGATATTAACTCTGGCACAATCGACGGCACAGTAATCGGCGGCAATTCGGCTGCTGCTGGTAGCTTTACGACACTGTCGGCAAGCACGAGCATTACAGGTACACTGGCAACGGCTGCGCAGCCCAACGTGACCTCTGTTGGTACGCTGACATCTCTTGCGGTGTCTGGTGATCTGTCCTTCGGCGACAACGGCAAAGCCATCTTCGGCGCTGGGTCTGATCTACAGATTTACCATCAGACTACTGGAACCGCAGGAAGTTATATCGCAGAAAATGGCACAGGAGATTTGCGAATAAGTGGCAACAACCTTTGGCTCAACGATGTTTCTGGTGACACATATTTCAGGGCTGTAAACGGGTCGTATGCAAAGCTATATCACGCTGGAGATGAGAAAATATCCACCACCAGCACAGGTGTAGACGTCACTGGGACTATCACCAGCGATGGGCTGACTGTGGATGGGATTACAGTTCTTGATAGCGAAACTAACTTTGTCGCTGACACAAGTTCGGCTAATAAATCGTTAGTTCTCGCTTCACAGGGAGCAACAGGTGGTAATGGCGCACTAGGTGCTTCGGTAGCGTTCAGTCGTATTAACTCTGAAAGCCCAAGGGCGGCGATTGCGGCAATAAACACGGATAGCAGCTTTGAGCGCATGGGGCTTTCGTTTTGGACGCACCAAGATAATTTCGCAAACGTAATGAAGAAGCGCATGGTTATTGACCATCGGGGCGACATCAGCTTCTACGAGGACACAGGCACTACTGCAAAGTTCTTCTGGGATGCGAGTGCGGAGAGCTTGGGCATTGGGACGACAAGTTTTCCAAGTGGTCCTAACAAACTTGCAATCCAAGGTAATCAAGGGGCGTCTGGCTCTGATACAAACGTAGCTGCTGACGAACTGTTCATTGACAATGCTGGTGATACAGGCATGACGCTTGGATCATCTAACACAGGCACTGGTTACTATGCTTTCGCTGACAGTGACGTAGCACTTCGAGCTGGTATTTTCTACGACCACAGCACAGACGACATGGGTTTCCGTGTTAGCTCTAGCACCCGCATGACCATCGACTCATCGGGCCACCTGCTTGTGGGTAAGACGAGCTTTGACGCAACCACAACAGGCAGCATCATATCAAACAATGGTGAGATATGGGCAACTCGCAGTGGTAGCACTCCTATGTATATTCGCCGCCTGTCATCAGATGGCGATCTTGTGCAGTTTAACAAAGACGGCTCCACGGTGGGGAGTATTGGGACTGCATTTGGCGCTGCTTACATTGGTAGTGCTGATACTGGACTGTATTTCAATGGGTCGTCTGATGCGGTTATACCATACAACCCGTCTGGACCATCTTCACGAGATAATGCAATTGACTTGGGTTTGTCTGGCAGCCGCTTCAAAGACCTCTACCTCTCTGGCGGTGTCTACCTTGGCGGCACAGGGTCGGCTAATAAGTTGGACGATTATGAAGAGGGGACTTTTACGCCTACCGTCTCAAATGAATATGGTAATGTTCCAACAAGCTCGGCGACAACATCGGGACATTATACTAAAGTCGGGCGTCTTGTTACAGCGGTCTTTACTATAGATTATAGCGATTCTGGAGCGGCAGTTGCTTTGCATGATCGAATATCGTTGAGCGGGTTACCCTTTGTGGGTTTGGATTATTTCAATGGAACGGGACAGGCGTTTCAATATGGAGTTATTTCTTCTGGCAACAACGCATTTTGGACGGTCGTAACAACAACCTCATCGTCGTTTTATGTTTATTGCATTGAGGAGGATGGCTCTGTTCAATATGATGAAGGTATTAGAGGTACTGTCACTTACCGAACTTCATAACCACCCCTGTTGGATCACAGGGTAGTCAGTCCATAAACCATCACAGGAGATAAACCGATGGCACTAACAGAAACAACACTAGACGATAAGATCGAAGTCGTAGGCGAGTTTAAGCACGTACAGGTTCGCACTGCCCGTGTAATCTACGACAGTGGCACAGAGATCAGCCGCTCGTTCTCACGCCGTGTCATTGCACCAGATGCTGACATCACAGGCGAAAGCACAGAGCTACAGGCGATCTGCAATGCAGTCCACACCCAAGCCGTTAAGGATGCTTACGCAGCTCACATCGCTGCACAATCAGTTTAATAGGAGACTATCATGGCTATCACATACACTTGGACTATCGCAAACATGGAACGCAACACGTCAGATGACAGTGTGACTATTGCTCACTGGCGCTGCTCTGGTGATGACGGCAACGGCAACACAGCGTCTTCATACGGCACCACCTCGCACACTGGCGTGCCATCAGATCCAGACTTTATTGCTTACGCTTCCCTTACAGAGGCCGACGTATTAGGCTGGGTTCACGATGCAATCGACCAGACTGCAACTGAAACTGCTATTGCTGACAAGATCAATGCAATGGCCAGCCCAACCACTGCGTCTGGCACGCCTTGGTAAACTCAAACTGAAAGGAGATCACGATGGCCGAAGATAAAAAGGTAATCACGATCAACGACGTTGAATACACAGAAGACCAGCTAACAGATCAGCAGAAGGTGATGATTAATCACATCAACTCTTTGCAGCAAAAGATCGGCTCAGCCGAGTTTAACTTGGACCAGCTCAAGGTCGGCAAGGAAGCTTTCGTCAACATGTTGACAGCTTCGCTCGATGAGCCAGCCGAAGCTGAGTAAAGCCAGCAACATAACGCAATTGGCCAGCTATACGCTGGCCTTTTGCATATCTAGCGCAATGTGTTATATTGCCTGTAACGCAGCACCCAAGGGGCAAGAATGTCTTTAATTGATCTCAAAATTCCCGCAGGTGTTTACCGCAATGGCACAGACTTGCAAAGCATGGGCCGCTGGCGCGATGCAAACCTTGTGCGTTGGATTGACGGCACTATGCGTCCACTCGGCGGATGGCGCACACGTTCAGACACAGCAGGCGACGCAAAGCTGCGCGGTATGCTTACGTGGTCTGACAACTCGTCTGACCGCTGGATTGCAGCAGGGTCATACGACAGCCTCTACATTTGGAACTCAGGCGGCACGCGCTTTGACATTACGCCAACTGGCCTAACGGATGGCCGCGAGGACGCAATTGCATTTACTGGCTTTGGCGGCGGCTTATTCGGCAGCTACGGCTACGGCGTTGCCCGGCCTGACACAGTTCGCATCCAGCCAGCAACAAGCTGGGATTTGTCCGCATGGGGCGAGGATTTGCTGGCGTGTAACG